AACTGCAAGTTTCTCAAGTTGTTCAAGTGGCTGATCTTCAAGTTGATTGTTGTTCACCGAGATATCAAATGCTACCTGATGCTTCTTGACATCTATAGCAAACTGAAATGATAATGTAGTCTTCTGCTGATTGAAGAATTGACGATCTATAATATCTTTAACAATCTTGACACACTGATAGATCTTCGAGTTATCAGATATCTCAAAGGTCTTTCCTGATGCATAAATGTCAACTATTGGCGCAGTACTAGTATCCATTGAAGGAATCTCTGGAGTCTTCTCACCTGTAGCTACTGCTTTCTGTGATGTAATTTCTGTATCCATAATTGATGTAAGACCTTCAGCTTCTTTAAGTTTTTCCATAAATGATCCCTTCTTTATATTTTTATTTTCATTAACACCGTGATATTTTCTAATTGTACTTGCATATTCTGGTTCTTCAATGTCAACATCTTCAGACTTTTCATCATGAGGTAATACGAGTACTACGCTATTATCCATTGCCTCTCTAACATCAACTATCTTACCAAGGAATTTAAATAAATCAGCAAATCTTTTAACATCATTATTTCCTTCTATAGAATTATCTATCATATTTTCAAAATGATGCGGGTATTCTGTCAAGATAGAATTAGGAGATTGTTCATCCCAAACCAGTTTAAAATCAAAGAAAACATCCAATATACCTTCAGCAGTACCGTGATATATACTTCCCGGCCATAAATAAACTTTTGGGGTAGAATTCTTTTTATAAAATCCAACCACACCCATTCTTACTCCCGAATTCTCTCTACGATACAAGTGATATTTTGACAATTCGTTTCTTGCTATTATTTTAAAATCGTCTGTAGAAGGATCAATTGCATACGGCATTTTTCCATATCCACGACTTCCTGTGTCAATATATTCAACTTCTTTTATAATTTCTTTTTCCATATTCATCACACTCCGAATAAATTGAATATTCAGTTCCACTAATAGTATTTATAATTTAAAGCTCGGAGATTCTTAAAGAAATGTTTTTAAATGGAAATCCTTCATGTCTATATATTTTTAATCTCTCTAGCCAATGGTCGTAAAGATAGTTCGTTCCTATTACTCCGGTTCTCTTCTGCCAACATAAATCATCAACAACATCAAAAAGAGTCATTGTTGATTTGATCTCTGTTTTTCTAAGACCTCTACCAATACTTTGAATTATTCTCTGTGATGACTTTGCGCTTGATCCAAAAATAATAATGTTAAGATTTGGAATATTTACTCCTGTTGACATTGTAGCATAAGTAGCGCATATAATACTTCCAATTCCTGTATTAACTATTTTTCTAATTCTTTCTCTTTCATCACCTTTAACTTTTCCATAAATCTCATATACTTGTCTAGCAGTAAATTCATTCTGTAAATATGTTTTAATTGATCTAAGATGTTCTATTCTCTGTACCAAAAGTAAAACATTTTTAGATGGCCCACATTTCTCAATAATATATTTAAAAACTTTATTCCTATCTCGATATGCTATTATTTTTTCAAATTCATCTTGATATTCACCACTTTTATCAATCATAGTTTCTGGATATTTACAAAGTACATTAACAATATTTATGGTTGCTAGTACCTTTTTCTCTATGAGTTCTAATGACTTTACAGTTGATACAATTTTACCAATATATCCTATGAGAGATCCGATGTTGATTGCTTCTGTTGGAAGAGTACCAGTACATCCCATTCTCCAAGAACAATTGATCATTCTCGAAAGTACATTTACTAAAACTTTACTCTTAAATGTTGTTCCATGTACTTCGTCAACCATAAAAGCATCTACTTTATCCATAAAACTCTGAGGCAATTTATGAAGTGTCTGCCATGTTGATATTAGATATTGTTTAGAAAAATCCCTGTTGTCAGAATCATGATAAATTGTTCCAAAATCTTCATCAAAATTATTGTAACCATATGATATAAAATCAGTTCTCATTTGCTCCACAAGAGAAATAGAAGGAACAATTAAAATAAATTTTCCTTTCATTCCGATCATTTGAAAATACTTGACAATACAATAAATAACTAAACTCTTTCCAGATCCAGTTGCTAATTCAATTAAACATCTCTTATTTTTTATCATTTGTCTAACAGCAATCTCTTGATAATCTCTCAATTTCCATTTACTATCGGGAGGAAATAATACTTTTAAAAACTCTGTTATTTCTTCATCTGTAATTTTATTTGATAAAGAAGATTCGTCAAATGTCAATTCAAATTCATAATTAAAAGACTTACAGAATTCTTTAAGATTTTTTAGAAATCCTATTGGTAAAGTAAAATTATTAAAATTCAAGAATGATGATTTCCCATTCCATAATCGTGCTTTGAAAATAGGAAAATACTTATAACCGGGAACGTAGCAAGAAAAATGTTCATGTATCTCATTAGCAATATCATTTGAGATTTCTAATTGCAAAAAAGTTTCATTGAGTTTATTTATTCTTACATCAATCATATTCCCAATCCCAATTTTAATTTCTGATTATCTAAATAATTTTTTATATTAAATGAATTTTTACTTATCATGTCTAAACTTTTTTCGAGATGATCAATATAAACCTGATTCTTTGCTATTTTTCCTACTAGAGTTCTGTATTTATCATTCATCAAAATATAAGTTTCTATACTATTTTTCTGCTTCCCAACATCAAAACCATCATATCCTTTTTTAATTAACTCATGATATTGTTTTCCATACATCTCAATTCTCTGTTGCTCCAATTGCGCCTGAGACATTCTTTCAGAAGACAATAATTTCAAATATTTATGGTACGTCCTGCCAACAGCTAAAATTTTCTGAGAAATATTATCTTCTGTAAAAGTCAGATCTTCTTCAAGCTGTATCTGTAATTCCTCAAACGTCATATAAACATCCTTTTAGTAAAGTGGAAGTATCTCAATTGTATATATAATACTCCGAAATACCCTTAATGCTGATAGTTGATTAGACAAATATTAACAAACTAGGCGTTAAGAATTACAACATCATCTTTAAATTAAAAAATCAGAGGTGTGAGGCGAAGCCGAACTGAGGGAGTCTTCGACCGAAGCAATTTGTAACTTTTAAAGGTAGGCAAAATTTACCGCTTTAATTCTTTACAAAGTTGATCAACAAAGTAAACAACTATCTTTGCGGTGATTTTCAAAAAAATTTAGTTATATAGCTTTACTATCTTTTATTTATTATATAATATAATATATATAATCAATATAAGAGATTCCAAAGAGATTTTTTTTTGATCCAATTTTTTGAGGTTTTAATCTTTACAAAGTTGATCAACAAAGTAAACAACTATCTTTTCTGTTTTTTCGGTGATTTTCAAAAATTTTTAGTATTATAGCTTTACTATCTTTTATTTATTATATAATATAATAATATAATACAATAAGAGATTCCAAAGAGATTTTTTTGATGATTGATTAAAACAATACAAGAACGCCCTAAAACCCTCGAAGATATTTTAGGGCAGTCAGAGTACTCCCAATCAATCTTTGAAGGTTTTAGAGCGTTCTTACATATCTACGATTGATCTTTGAGGGTTCGAGAGGTGACGTTAAGGTATTCTCCACAAATTTCTACAAGTAATTCATTAATCTTTGAAATTTGTGGGGATTTTTGAAGGGTTGAAGTTTTATAAAGTGTTTCAAGTTCTTTATCCATTGAATGAGAATATTCTTCAAGGTGATCATATGTCCATGCACCTCTTCGGATATCTCGGAGTTCTTCAGCATCAATTAGAGTTCTATCAACATTTACTTTTCCTGTTTCTAAAATTTCTTTTCCCATCCGATACAACCGACACAAATGCATTGCATGTTTTGTATCATAACCAAATTTAATTTCTAATTCTGCTCTTGATTTATTTCTATGTTTTTTCCATTGTTCAAACTGTTCCCATTCTTTGCTTGCATAATAATATCTGAGTTCTTTTTCCGCTTCTTCTAAAAATTCGTCTTTGATGTATGATGCACCGAGAGATTTAAGAGTATTTGCATTTGACTTTATTCCTAATTGTAAATATTCCAATGCTAAGGTTTTTCGATCTTCTTTGATATATCTTCCAAAAAGAGGAATTATATAATCTGCATAAATATCATCGAGTTCTGAAAGAAAATTCTCTTTCTCCTCATGAATCAAAAAATCTCCAAGTGTAGAATATACAATAGCTTTAAGTTGAGCAGTAGGAAAAATAGAAGTTGCTTTCAGACCATATGTTTCTCTTGTTGGTTTGACAGTAAGTGGATTAAGTAAAAATCTTCGATGTGTTTTGATTCTCTGAAGTTGTGCCACAGCATAGCCAGAAAATGTCATTCTTGCTCTTTTTGAAATGAATAGATGTGCATTGTCTTTCATTGTTTGCCAGTATTTTGATGTTGTGATTAGACATCTTTCTGGAGAAAATAGAAGATCTAACATATTTGGATTATTTTCAGCTATGAGTTTTGTAGCTTTGCGGATATCGTATATTGTTCGATCTTTTTCTGGAAACCCTTGGAATTGTTCAAATTTTTCGAGACCATAAAAATAACTCTTATCGGGTATCATAACTCCTGCTCTATCATAGTCTGCTGTTTCATCTAGGTTTGTTCCGTATGCTCTACTACCAACAACAGTCTCAAAAATAATTCTTGAAGATACATAAGAGGGTTCCATTTAATTGCTCCTTTGTTTGCGATAAGGTATGAAAAATGTAGTTTATCGCAAACAAAATATATCATGGTAAAATAAAAGTCAATAGAATTATAAATAGTAATGGACAGTTAGATTGTATGCGATAACATCCAATCAACTTTGAGGAGTCTTTCAAAGCTGTCTTGTCCATCTCACCTATTTATACGGAGTCTCATATGATAAAATTAACTCAAGAAGAAGCTATTCAAAGATGTAAAGAAGCTCATGGAGATCGATATGATTATTCAAAAACAATATTTCAAAGCGTTCGTGATAAAATTGAAATAATATGTAAAGAACACGGAAGTTTTTGGCAAAATTTTAAAGTACATACAAAAGGACATGGTTGTTCTATTTGTGGTAGCATATTAAAAATCAAAAAACAAAGACATTTACAGTTATTAATTGATAAATCAAATATAATTCATAATTTTTTATATGATTATTCTTCAATTAAAAATTATAAAAACAATAAAATAAAAGTTCCTATATATTGTTCTGTTTGTAAAGAAATATTTTATCAAAGTTTTAATTGTCATTTAACAGGATGTGGATGTTCAAAAGTTCATAAAATAAACCCGCTTTTATTATCTCAAGAAGAATCTATTCTTAAGTGTAAATCTGCACATGGTAACAAATACGATTATTCAAAAACCAAATATATAAGATATAATGCTAAGATCGAAATAATATGCAACGAACATGGTAGGTTTTTGCAGACGTATTCAACTCATGTTAGTCAAAAATGTGGATGTCCTATATGTAATTCAAGTCATGGTGAAAAAATAATATTTAAATTTCTAAAAGAAAACAATATAGATTTTATTACTCAAAAAACCTTTGGTAATTGCAAACACAAAGGCATTTTAAAATTTGATTTTTATATTCCCTCTAAAAATATTTTAATTGAATATGATGGTTGGCAACATTTCTTTGTTAATGAATATTTTGGTGGCATAGAAGCATTTAACGATAGAGAAATCAAAGATAATATTAAAAATAAATATTGCGAAGATAATAACATTCCGCTGATTAGAATTCCTTACTGGCTTTTAGATGATCCCAAAGAAATTGAAGAAATATTGTTAAATGATATAAAATAATCCTTGACTTTCAAAAAAAGATCCGCTATACTTCTATATAATTAATCGGTGAAAGGACTTGTTGAGAGATGAATCTTCAAATAAAATCTATTACTTTTAGCAATATAATGTCATTCGGGTCAGAGCCAACAACCGTAAATTTTGAGAATGGTTTGACACTTTGGAATGGGTCTAATGGTCAAGGAAAGTCTTCTGCGCTTCTTGATACTCTCTCGTATAATTTGTATGGCAAGCCTTATCGTAAAATTAAACTTGAAGAACTGATCAATCGAAAGAACAAAGGGAATTTAAAGACGAAGTGTTTGTTTGCGATAGGAGACGATAATTATACCTTGGTGCGAACAAAATCTCCAGATTCTTTGAAGTTAGAAAAGAATGATATCGAAGTTGATTTATTGTCATCTAAGAAACTCACACAGGTTGAGATTGATAAGATTCTCGGAGTGTCATATGAAATCTTCAAACAGACAATTTCAATCGCAGTCAGTTACAACAAACCATTTTTAATACTTGACGCAAAAGAAAAGCGTAAAACAATTGAGCAGATGTTTGGTCTCACAGAATTTCAGAAGATGAATAAACTTCTCTCTGAAAAATCCAAGGCATCCAAGAGATCATTTGATTTACTTGAAAATAACATAGAGAATATTGAATCGACTATTAAACTTTTTAAGAAGCAGGTAATTGACCTTGAGGAACAGAACAGAAATTTTGAGAGATTAAATCAAGAGAAGATTAATAAATACAATAAATTGTTAGTTGATGATAAAATTTTACTTTTAGCCGCTACAACAAAATCAGAACCAATCATAGAAGAAATTAAAAAACTCAAAGAAAAAATAAAGTCTTTAGACAAGCAAAAATATGTAACAGCAAAATTAAAATTAGAGAAACAGAAGAATGAACTAGAATGGAATATCAAAAGTATTGGAAGTCAAATATCCAAGCTTCGTACACAAACAGATTGTCCTACCTGCAAGAGACCCTTTGATACAGAAAAAAGAATGGCTGAGATAAACAAGAACGATACTCAAAAGAAGACAGATGAAAATACAGTTTCTGATCTATCAAATAAAATTAAAATACTAACCGATAACATTGAGATTATTGAAGAGAAGGAATCAACACTTACAATAACAGAGGGAAAACTACAAAATATTCAACTTGACATTAAAGATAAGCAACGAAATATTAAATCTTATGAGGATCAGATTGCAGAACTTCAAGGAGCAAAGAATGAAATTGACGTTGACAAAATCAGAAATCAAATTATTGAAAAGGAAACAGAACTCACATCAAGTCAAGCTCGAAAAGATACAGAAGAAGAAAATATCAAAAACTATGAAATCATTGACAAAATATTATCAGATGAAGGGGTGAGATCATACATCATTGAAAAAATTTATCCTCTTTTGAATAAGAAAATATCGGAGTATCTTGAGTTATTTGAAATTCCTATTCGATTGGTTTTTGACAGGAATATGGAGGAGAAGATAATTTCATTGGAGCATTTTAGATCTGAGATATCTTACATGTCTATGAGTGAAGGAGAGAAGCGCAGAATTGACATTTCGGTTATGCTTTCTTTGATGGAAGTGATGAAAATAATATCTAACTGGCAATGTAATCTTCTTATCGTGGATGAATTGTTAGATGGAGCAACTGATATTTTTGGGCTTGAGCAGATGTTAATGTCTATGAAAAAACTATCCAAAGAAAAGAATGTAAATGTAAATATTATCTCTCACAGGTTGAACGAGAACTTTGCGGATATGTTTGATAAAAGAATAAGAGTATCTAAGACAGTTAATGGATTCTCAGAAATTAAGGAGGAATAAAATGCGCTGCCCTACTGACAAGCAATGCCCAAAATCTCACTATAATTTAAAATCAGATAAACGACCCTATTGTCAAAGATATGATAGTTATAAAAAAGATATAACAATACCTTCTTATAAAATATATCCAATAGATAAAAGTATATATCCAGATCTTCAAAAAGAAATGACTCCTATAATTTCAAAAGAATTAGAAAAACAATGGAAGAGACAACAGAAGAAAATTATTAAGAGAAACGATAAGCTTATAAATGATATTGAGAAAGCGCATAAGCAATCAGGAAAATCAAAATTAGTATTTAAAGGAAAACTAAATGAAAATTAAAGATCTTAAAAAATGGTTAAGCGATGTCCCTGATAAATATGAAGTCGATATTAAGATGACTTTTATTTTTAAAGGCGAGGAAGATACAATGGAAGTTCTTTTAGACTCTAAGAAAAATTTAATGTCAACGAGGGTAAAATAACATGGCACAGAATTATATCGATCCGGTAATGTTTCATAATTTACTCGTGGCTTATAAGAACAGTGGTGAGTCCGATAAAAAAATATGGAACGAGTTAGGAAAGTGTTTTCTTCTTATAGCTAAACGACAACTCATGAGAGGAAAGTTTTTTAATTATAGTGAGGAACGCAGGAATGAAATGGAATCATTGGCATGTCTTTATATGATTCGTTATTACAAGACCTTCGATTTAACTAGAGGAACCTCTGCATTCGCTTATTTTACTCAGATTGCTTTTAGAGCGGCGCAACAAATATTAAATGTATATAAAGTCAGAGATACTATGTTTACTTCTCTCGATTTTATTACAAGCAAAGAAAATGTTTTTACTTCCGAAAATTATAATACAGAGGAATAATCGATGGCTAAGGTTGCAATTTGTGGAGACATACATTTAGGAATTAGGAAGAATTCTGAGATAATGTTAGAGAGTCAATTACGATTTTTTAACAATCAAATGTTTCCTTATCTTCGAGAACATGATATTAAAAACATTGTAGTCCTTGGAGATGTTTTTGATACACGCCCTGCAATTAATACAAAAATATATAATGAAGCATATGATCTTTTTAATAATGATTTTCAATATACTGTTTTAGTTGGAAATCACGATTGTTATGGGAACTCTAATCTTAAAATACATTCTTTAAAAATATTACGAAAGTTCTCCAATGTTACTGTTATAGAATCCATGAGAGATATTCCATTGTTTGATAGAAGAGTATTATTTGTTCCTTGGATATTTGATAATGAAAAATTTCTAGAAGACATGAATAAATCAACTGCCGAAGTTTGCTTTGGGCATTTTGATGTTGCAACTTTTTCGATGGGTGGTAAATTATCAGAATCCTCTTTGACAATTCAAGATTTCTCGAAGTTTAAAAAAGTATTTTCTGGACATTTTCATACTCCACAAGTTAAGACATTCGGAAAAACCGAATTTGTATATTGCGGAAGTATAGCACAGTATGATTGGGGAGAAGTCGGCCAGAAGAAGGGTTTTTATATTTTTGATACCGAAACATTGGAATATGAGTTTATAGAGAATACGGTATCAGCCAAACATATTAAAATATTTTATGGAGATGAGATTGATCCTTCTGTGTTATCTAATAATTTCGTAAAAGTTTTTATAAAAGAATCAGAAACATCAGACGATAAAAAATTTGATGAGTTTACAAAGAAGATAACTGATTCTGGTAGTGCTTCGATTGCTACTTGTATTGTTAAAGAGGAAACAGAATTAGATAACACAATTGAAATATCGGAGAAGGGTCAAACACTTCTCGAACTTATAAATGAGTATGTGGCATTACAAGAGAAAATAGAAAATAAAGAAATAATAATATCACTTTTATCAACTATATACACAGAATCGTTGAGGGAATAATTTTATGATTACACTTCCGACCTCTGACATTTCCAGATTTCGCCAACATCTTCTTCAACCAAATATTTCTCAAGGATTATCGCAACAAGCTCCAACATTATCCAAGGTAGATAAGAATCTTGTATTAGCGCATAGTTCTGATTATGCAGGATGTTATTTTTACCGAGTATCACAACCGTTAAATTATTTACATTCCATATTTGCTAAAGACGGAAATCTTCAAGTTATTTTATCGAATCCGTTGATCTTCCAACATGATATTCTTTTAAGAGCTAAAAGTTTATTTTTACAAAGGCTAATGTCTCCTCAGCATCTTGATCAAATTAAACAAATGAAAGAATTACAAAAAAAATATGGATTCAAGATGATATATGAGATAGATGATTATATTTTTAAAGGTAACGATGTCGGAGAAGAAATACCAATATACAACATGGGACGGGAAGGAATAACAGAACAAATTATGACATGTTGTATTGAGATTATGAAACAATGTGATTTAATAACTGCCCCAAGTCAATTTCTTTTAGATTATATTAACAAAAATCTTGGGGTAAATGTACCTACTTTTTTTCTTCCTAATGTTGCATCTCAGGTTACTTGGGGAACTAAAAGAAAAAAGCCAATCACAGAAAAAATAAAAGTTCCTAAAATTCTTGTAGCATCTTCTCCTTGTCATTATTCCACACAGAACAAACATCCCGGAGATTTTGAAGGTGCGTGGTGTGAATATTTAATTAAGAATGTTAGAGAAAGTAAAATAGAATTGACCGTAATGGGTGGACTTCCTTGGTTTTTGGAGCCTGTAAAGAATCGTATTAAAGTTATCGATTGGGTAAATTCTTATATGCACTCACAGGCATTACTTGGATGTAAGACTGATTTTCTTGTAGCTCCTTTGATCGATAATTATTTTAATGCTTCTAAGAGTGATATAAAGTATGTTGAAGCTTCTGCTAGTGGAAATTTCTTTATAGGTTCTGTTTTTTCTAGAGGCAAACTTCCTTCTCCATATGATCACTGTCACACTACGATATCCGATAAATGCACAGTAGAGGATATCAGGGCATTAATAGATCATTGTAGTGAGCCAGACGTATATAATAAAGGTCTCCAAATTCAATATAAATGGATGAAAGACGAGGGTAGATATCTCGAATCATCTAAAAATATTCAGAGGTGGACTTCGATTCTTTAAATATTTCCCTTGACTTTCCTAAAAATATTCGCTATACTCTCTTTAAGGAAAAATTATGGAGCTACCAAATTCTATAAAAATATTTGATTCGATATTTAAGATTGAATATTTTGACACACATTTGAAGGTTGATCCTGATGGTATAGAAGAACTTTCTGGAATGGTAGATTATGCTTCATCTACAATTAGAATCTTTAATGGATTTGGAAATTCAGATGATGTTTTTCAAATTCTATGGCATGAAGTTTTACATGCTATCGGAGAAAAATTAAAAATAAAATATCTTAGAGATGATAGTGAGAAAGCAGATGAACGAGTAGATATGTTAGCCATAGCAATTAATACAATCGTTAAAGACAATATCAATATTTTTACTCATAAAGAAAAGAAACCCCGTAAGAAAAAAGTTTGGGTTGTCGATCCTCCCCTTGAACTTCCTATAACAGATCAAGGAAATAATTTCTAATGTCTTCTATTGGTTTTAAAAATGTGTATTATGATATGTACCGTTCTAAGATTCATCATTGGTATACAGATGAAAATCATGTAGCTCGTCACGAAGAAGTTAATGCAGAACATGATTATTATCTTTATGATCCAACAGGAAAATCAGAGACAAAGGATATCTACGGAGTTCCTGTTATTAAAGAAACAGCTAAGACATATACCGATTTAAAGATGTTACTTGACAGTGGAGTTAAGACATGTGAAGGAAAAATATCACAGGAAATTAAATTTCTTCAAAAGACATATGGCAATCAAGTTATTAAAACCGATATATCTCAGTTTAATATTGGTATTGTTGATATAGAATGCGCAGTTGAAAATTTCTTCCCAAAACCAGAAGAAGTAAAAGTACCTGTAAATCTTATTTCTATTTGGTTGAGTAAAAAGAATCAAGTTTATACATTTGGTCTTCAAGATTATACAGGAGATAAAGAGCTTGTAAAGAATTATATTTACTGCGCTGATGAAAAAATTCTTCTTGAAAAATTTATTGAGTTTACCAGAAAATGTAGATTGAATATTATAAGTGGATGGAACATAAAGTTATTTGATATCCCATATATTATCAATCGTTGCAAGCTATTAAACATTGAATCTTCGTTATCTCCTCTAAATTATTACAAAGAGAACCATGCACAAGAAGGATATCATACCGATGGAGGGGGATATTCATTAGCAGGTCTCGCAACTCTTGATTATATTGATTTATATAAGAACTTTACAAGAGCTAAGAAAGAAAAATATAGTCTTGACGCTATCTGCTCGGAAGAAATTAAAGAAGGAAAGATACGATTTGATGGAGAATTAAATAATCTTTGGAAAACAGATTGGAATAAATTCGTTGTCTATAATGTTCAGGATGTTCTACTTGTTAAAAAATTAGATGAGAAGCTTAGATTATTTGAGCTTGCAATCAGCATGTGTCAAGATTCGCTTATTCCTTTGGAGAAAGTTTTTAGTTCTTTAAATTTGATTACCGGACAGGTTCTCAAATATTGTCACAAGAAAAATATTGTTATTCCAGATATGCAAATTGGAGATAAAAAAGAATATGAAGGTGCTTATGTAATGGCAAAGGAAGGATATTATAAGTGGTGTGAGAACTTTGATATTGTTTCGATGTATCCTCACGTTCTGATGGGATTTAATCTTTCGCCAGAGACAATAGTACACGATCCAATAGATAATTCTGGTCTTATTAAAACTCCGATTGCGGGACTGTATTATAAAAAAGAATTAGGAATATTACCGGAGATTACTAAAAATATATTTGATGAACGAGTTAAAAATGTATATAAGAGAGATGTTTGTATTGGTGTTGATGAGGGATTATCGGATAAAGAACTTTCTAAAAGATATGGTGTAGATATAAAACAAATTCCATATTTCAAAGCACAAATAGAAGCAGAGTCAGGTACTGCACCATATTATGATAGAATGCAATATGTTTTGAAAATATATATCAATTCAATTTATGGTGCCGCCGCTAATAGATTTTTTTGTCTTTATAACATTGATATTGCTCGGACTGTTACAGCAGGTGGTAGAGAGCTTATTACATTCTTAACTAATAAGACTAATAATTATCTTATCGAGAACTGGCATCTTGTAGCTCATAGGATAGTCCCTGATTATTTAAGAGTTGATAAAGTTGCTCCACTGACAAAAGAAGTTGTTTGTTTGATTGATACAGATTCTGGTCATATTTGTATGGATGAAATGTTACAGTCGATTGGTTATAAAATAAAAGACAATAAAGATTTCTTGGAGTTTACACATGAAATCAACGATAAATTTTTTAATCCGTTCTATGATAAAATTCTGAAATTGTTTGCTGATAGATATGGTATTGAACAGATCTTTAAATTCAAACCAGAAAAAATTATTACTAAGAAGCTTGTAGTTGCAATGAAGAAATATGTTGATGAGATTATTGAAAAGAAAGGGCAGAGATTCGATCCTCCCAAACTTGCAATAACAGGTATAGAAATTGTCAGAACAGATACTCCCAAGTTTTGTAGAGAAAGAATTAAAGATGTAGTTAAGATGATTTTTGAAACTGAAGATAAAAATAAAGTTATAGATACTATCAGAGAAATTAAGAAAGATTTTTTTAAATGTTCGCCCGATGAAATAGCAAAACCTAAAGGTGTTAAGGAGTATCAAAAGTATGCAAAATCTATGGAATTTTATGCAGAGAACGGTTTACGATATATCGGCCATCTTCCACCCCAACACAATAGAGCAAGTATTAATTATAACTATATTGTTAATACTTATAATCTTCCATTAAAATATATTGACGATAAAGAAAAAATTAAATTTGTTTACATCCATGATAATAACGAAATCAATCAGGATGTTATAGCAATGATTGGGAAATGGCCTGAAAAATTTAATGAACTATTTACCGTAGATTATGAAGCGCAATGGTCTATTACATTTGAAGAAGTTATTGGTAGATTTTTCCACGCATTAAATTGGGGTAAAATTAACTTAGAATCAAATTCAATGGAAGATATGTTTAATTAACACTTGACTTCTTAAAAAATATTCGCTATACTATTATCTCCACTTTATCGAAAGGCTTTACTTATGAGTGACGAAGTATATATTCTTTACTGTCCTAATGGTGATACTTACAAGAACAAAAATCTTCAAGCATTTTGTGATGAATACAATACAAAAGTTAGCGAAGATGAAAAGGTTTGTTATGATGGAATGAGAAAAGCTTGTAAGGCAGGTAAGGAATACAAGGGATGGATTATTGAGAAAACTACAGAAGATGCACTAGCCGACATTGATATAAGTTCTAAACCTGAAGTTTTTGGACTCACATCAGAAGAAAAGATTCTTAAACTCTCGGAAGAAAATAGTCGGCTTAAATCTCAAGTAAAAGAAAATATGAGAAGTAGTAGTCTTTTTAAAGAATTAGCTGACATTATAACTAGCCGACAAGCACCAACATATGTACCTGAGCTTTTATACAAAGAACAAACTGGAAAGATAAATGAGAGTGCTGTATTGGTTCTTTCCGATTTGCATAGCGATCTTCTTATAAAATCAGAACGAGTTAATGATTGTGAAGAATATAATTTTAATTCTTTTTGTCGTAGAGCAGAAAAACTCGTAGAAACTACAATTAAACATCTAACACAGAATCTTAAAGGATATTCATTTGAAACTTTGTATATCTTTTCCCTAGGTGACAATATTCAAGGGCTGATTCATAACTCACAGCAACATACGGAATGGGCAAATTGTTTGAAATCTTCTGTTGCATGTGGAACTGTTATTTCTAAAATGATTCTTGATCTGTCTCAATATTTTAAAAAGATTGTATATATCGGACTTAGTGGTAATCATCCAAGACTTGATATTGGTAAAAAAGATTATCGTGGAGCGCATCTAAACTTTGATTGGTTGGTTAATGCAGAAGCTAAGAAACAGTGTAAAGCTCTTGTAGATACTGGTAGAGTTGAATTTGCTATACCTGATTCTTGGTCTACAGTTGTTAATATCTTTAAATATAATTTTCATTTGTCACATGGAGATACGTTAACTGGTTGTAGTCTTGGTATTCCGTTCTATGCTTTACAAAGACGTTCGTATAGACTTGCGGCTCTCGGTGCAGTAAATGGGGTTGTTCCTCATTATCAAATCATTGGACATTATCACAATCAGAGTTCTATGAAACAAACTGTGGGTGAGCTTATTGTCAATGGTGCTTTCCCTGCTACAGACGAGTTTGCTTATCATGGTCTTTCACTATTTAATGAACCTTCACAACTTCTATTCGGTGTACATCCTAATCACGGAAAAACTTGGGAAATGCCAATACTTCTTAGAGAGAAGGATTGGAGAGAGTTTGAGAAAAAACGTTCACGATATAATAAAGATCTTTTCTAAAAGGAGATTCTATGCCAAAGATAATTTTCACTCAGGAATTTGATGCGGTTGAGGAGCAGTCTGAATTTCTTATTGCTTCTCAAGCTCCAGAAATGGCATGTGCTATCGATGATATTCTTCAGATGCTTCGGAGATATGACAAGTACGGACACACCTTCAATTCTATCGAAGAAGCAATTGAGAAGATCAGAGAAGAAGCATGTGATATTGTATCCTCACATAATGTTGTATTGGAGTAAATATGAAAACTAAAAAGATATCAAAATTAGTCGGATTTACTGCTATTAATAGTGACTACGAGTTTATTTTACTTGCGGCAATGAGATATGCTATTGGGCGCAGATCGTATGCTGTTGGGTTGGTTGCATCTTACATTAAGAGTATGTGGGATCATATTTCAGACAATTGCAAGAAACTTCTACAGAGAGACCTTGAATACGAAATCTCACAAGCTGACCGAGGACTCGAATTCAAAATATTTACATACGATCCTCTCGGAGATAAATGTGATCGGGAAACTTGGATAACTTTAAATACTTGGATGATTAAGAAACTTGACAATAGAAAGGATTTAAAATGAATATTCACGATATGATAATGAAAGACAAAGGATCAGAGAAAGCAGGAACTCTTAATATTCCTATGAGTGATATGTTGCGATCTGAGGATGAAGATATAAGAGATCAGGATAAGTTTTTGTCAAGTGGTATTATTTCTTTTAATATTCTTGCAACAGGAACAGTCAACAAATCAATTATTATAGGTGGGCAACTTTTAATCTCGTCTCCATCGAAGTTTGGGAAAAGCCTAGTTTGTCTTGCCCACTGTAAAGATGCTCAGAAGAAAGGCATGGAAGTAGTTTACATTAATACTGAAGGTCGTGGTGCATTTAATTTTGCTACAGCTAAAGCTTTTGGAATTAATACAGATCCTAAAAAGTTTAGCGTACTTGAAACAGATTCTATTGAGTCATGTGAAACAATAGTTATGAAATTAGTTGAAGGAAAAACCAGAGAGCAACGTAAGAATATTTTCTTGATTATAGATTCTTTCTCTGCGCTTATATCAACTACACAGACAGTTAAGATTATTGATGGAAATACTCTTAAAGTTGATATGTCTGATAGTAAGATTAGAAATAAACTTAGCTCTGTGCTTAATGCCTCTGGAATGACTCGGTTGATTATTGTCCATGCGTATGCTAATACTTCTGGTCGTGGAGATCCTTTGGCTATCGGTGGTGCATCAAAGATATATTTCTTATCTGATTCATGTGTTCTTTTTTCTGGAAGGTCTAAAGAGAAAGACGCTGATGATAAAGTTACTGCCAGAATCATAACAGGAAGAACCCACAAGTCAAGATATTGTGTTGAAGATTCTAAGCTTGAAGTACAGATTACTAAAAAAGGATTGAATAGTTTTTATGGTCTTCTTCCTGATGCTCTTGAGGGTGGATTCGTTCTCAAAGATAAAGGAAAATGTTATAGGGAATGCTTAACAGATGATGTTCCTGTAAAAGAAGAAGAAATTTACAATAAAGAATTTTGGACTCCAGTATTTCAGAAGGCAGAGTTTAGACAATATCTTGAAAGCAAATACAGACTCGGAAATGATCTTGAGATTGCTAAAACAGATGTTGAAGATATGTTTACGGAAGAGAAGATTACCGATGAACCAGTTGAAATAGAAACATCAAAGAAAGTCAAGAAAGGTAAGAAATCATGAATAAGAAAATTGCCAAGGTTATAAACAGCGCATGTATGAACGAAACATCCGCTTTTAAAAATGATCTCAAACGTCTATGGAATAAAACTCCTAGACCTTTGAGGAATAAATTTAAAAACGATCTCATTGAAGCAAGTAACACAACCAAGGAAGAGATTAATGTTGAACAATCCGCTTAAGATATATTTGGCAGGTTTCATAGAATTTCAAAATGATGGTAAAGAATTGGTTCCTGAATGTATGGAATGGAGAAAATACATTCGGGAATTCTATCAAAAGTTCCATACGTCATCTGGAGAAATTTTAGATTATGGCATTGAATTTTTTGATCCATTAATAGGAGAAAGTCCCTCTGAAAAACTATCAGATGCTTTAATTTTCTCCAAGGATTATTTGTCTATTAAGAACTGTGATATGCTTATTTGTAATTTTGATACATTCCATAATTTAAGACCTGCTATTGGTACGACATTGGAGTGTGGAATTGCTTATGAGATGAAGAAACAAATCATAGTCATTTCCAGTGATCCAAGATATATTAATCATCCTTTTATTCAGCGTATGGCATGTTCAATTTTTCCAGATGTAGAATCACTTTGCAAATCTAAAATACTTAATATTTTCTTCAAGTCAATTAATACTGCACTTTATTAAGGAGATTTTATGATTGCAAAAAATAAAAAACTTAAAAGATTAGAAGGTGAAGAAATACTTTATGGTTTTTGTGGGTGGTTAACTACAAGAGATAAGAGAACTGTTATGTCTTCTGGAGATGATTGTGGTTGTATTGCTGACCTCATTAAAGAATTTTCTGAGGTTAATAAACTGTCAGAATGCCGAGATGGATGGAATAAGATTTTAATTCATCCAAAAAAATAAAATACCGCTTGACTTTTAAAAAAATATCCGCTATACTATTATCAACAAGGAAATCCAATGCCCTACATTTCAGATGAAGATCGTATTCAGTTCGATGTTGTTTTAGATAGACTTCCAGAAATCAAAACAAAAGGCGAACTCGAATATATATTGTTTAGAACATTAAAGATTTATATGGACGATAGGAAGTATAAGTACGGTGAATTACATGATGCAGTGTATGCTTGTGCTCATGTTTCTGATGAGTTCCGTAGAAGGTATTTAGACAAAAGAGAAGATGAAGCGATTCAATGCAATGGGGATATTTAATCGATGAATCCTATAAAGTTTGAGCGTATTATTATTAAGCTGTTATTTGTAAATGATAAAGTTAGAAATAAAGTTCTTCCGTTCCTTAAGGAGTCTTTGTTTGATAATGAAGGTCATAAAAGTTTAATTAAAAAGGTTTTAGAATTTTATGAAAAACATACAAAGTTTCCTACGATATCAGATATTAAATTAAAAATAGAAGGTGATATATTTACTGTATTTAAAGAAATTATAGAACAGGATATTTCAGATTATACAGAGGAAGAACTATTCGAGGGCATCCAACAATTTTTTAAAGAGAAGCTTGTTAAAAATGTTAATGTTGAAATTATGGACAAGCTAGTAGATGGTAAAGTTGACGAATGCTTTCCACATGTTGACGAACTCCGAGAAGCTCTTTCATTTTCATTCGATACAAGCATAGGAGTTGACGTATTAGAAGATTCCAAAAAATTCTATGATCATTTACATTCAACCGAAAAGTTTGTTGCTACAGGAATACCGACATTAGATTATTTTTTGCAAGGTGGATTATACGAGAAAACATTGTCTCTTCTCATGGCAAATTCTAATATGGGTAAATCTCTTGTCATGGGATCTCTCGCAACAAATATGCTTCTGTGCAATAAAAAAGTTCTAATAGTATCATTGGAGATGTCTGAGTTTAAATATGATAGGCGCATACTTGGAAATTTGTTCGATGTTGAAGTTAATAGTTTGAAGAATATTTCCGAGAAAGATCTTATGGAAATGTTCGAGCAAAAAAGAGGAATGATCAACAGTAAAATGATTATCAAAGAATTCCCGACAAAATCCATCAATGCGAATAATATTAGAAATCTTTTGACGAACTTAGAGTTGAAAAAGAGTTTTGTACCTGATGTAATTTTTGTGGACTATCTCGAAATAATGAAAGCCAATAATACAAATAAGAACGGCAATTCATTCGAGGAAATTAAAAAAATATCAGAAGACTTACGAGGATTGGCATGTGAGAAAGCAGTTCCTATCTTCTCAGGTACTCAGACAAATAGACAAGCATTAGGATCTCCAGAACTCGGTGTTGAAGATATGTCACAGTCAATCGGCCCGTTGTTTACAGCAGATACACTTTTAGGTCTCACACAGCCAGAAGAGTATCAGAAGATTAGTAAATTCCTTCTACATATTCTTAAACATAGAGATGGTGAGAAGAATAAGAAAATAACATTAGATGTTAACTATCCCAAGATGCGCATATCAGAGGATGTTGAAGCAAATAAAAAGCTTAGAGAACCTCCTGTAAGTAAAACAGATTCCGCTATTGGTATGGTTGGTAGAGCTTTGTCTCAAGATATAGAAACAAAAAAAGCTAACAATTTTGAATGGGACTAATAATGGAACAGCTTCTCCCAATTGATTTCTTTACATCTAAATATCAGCAAATGATGGATGGTGTAAATTATCAAAAAATTGTGAAATATAATAATGAATTAAGAGACGGGTATATTCCAGATGTTATTAAATCAATACAACATTCAATTGAGTCAACATCAGATCATACCTTATTAAAAGATTGGAACCCAGTACAGAACGAAGTAAATGTGATAGATTATATGTCTTTTGAAAACATAATAGACAGACTCATAGATCCATCTGTTAAATTTATTCCTGAAATTATACTGTAAGGAGATACAATGGTTTACAATAATGAGAGATTGCTTTGTGATGGGATTGATCAGAAAAAATTCTTTAAGTCTCTACGGTTGAAAGGATATACTGAAGATATTCTCACAATGTTATTTACCGAAGATAACTTCCAGACAACAGATATTTGTGATTTTAATAGTGCGATTAGAAATATAAACAAGATTGATAAAATTCCTATATTCGATATGCTTGTTTATCTTGAGAAGCATTTTGCAGAACCAAAAAAAGTTTTGAGTATACTTGACGATAGAACGACTTCAATGTTGAGAGTAGAAGCAGAGAAATCGTTTAATATTAAAATTCCTTCTTGTAGTCTATCGGAGTTTTTTTAGTGGACAGAGTAGATATTTTAAACATCATTTATAATTTCTTGAATATGCTATCGGGTCTTAATGTAAGATTCTTTGAACAACCAGTTGACTTATACAATAGACGAGGAGTTCAATCTTTTATAAATAAAGCAAAGATAGTAGCAAGAGATATAAATAGTAGTAAATATTCTACAGATCAATTCATAAAATTCTTGTTTTTAACTGCGCTACTAGAAGGAAAAGCAGGAATTTATACATTTCAACCAAAGGAGGTCATTAGAATTAGACGTATTACAGAACGGTTTGCAAAGAAAGATGAAAACATTATTAACTCCATATGTCAAAAGTATGGAATGCCCGAAGAGGGTTTGATGGAGGTGAGAGATAACGGAGAGACTATACTTTATAAACTTTTAAAGACAAAGCACATTTCGATGGCATACGCTTTAAAAAATTATAAAAAGGTCTTGACAATTGCAGAAAAAAACGCTATACTATTTAACACAGAATACAGTATATTTCATAAAACATTCAAACAATTCATTCAATTCATTCAAGGAGAAGCGTATGCAAAAATTTAAATTCGATTGGTCAGATTCAAAGAAGAAGATGGCAGAACCTGTTTCAACCACTGGATTCAAAAAAGATGAGAGAATTTACTCACCTGAATTCAGCAAGCAAGGTACTGTTAACGTCCTTATGCGGTTCCTTCCTCCAATGAGAGATGCACAAGGTAAGCTCTGTGATGCCGATTTCCCCTTTGTCGGCCCTGTTTACTACCACAACATTTCAGAGCATAAGAAGTGGCTGAACGTTACATGTCCTACTTCGGTTGGTCTTCCCTGTCCTATTTGTGAATTCAACAAAGAAAATTGGGATGATTACAATGGTCTTCAACGTAAACGATCTCGTAAGATGAATTATTTTTCAAACATCCTTATTATTAAAGATCATTTGCATCCTGAAAACGAAGGCAAAGTTTTTATCTTTCGTTATGGTAAAAAGATATATGAGAAGATGATGGAGAAAGCAAATCCTCCTGCCGATTCTCTTGTATCTCAAGCAGATTATTGGGATTATTATCAGGGTACAAACTTCAAGCTCATCATCAAGAAGATCAAACTTCCTGAAGATACTTATGCTCAGAACAATTATGATTCCTGTTGCTTTGAAGATTCATTGTCTCCAATTGCAAAGACGGATGAAGAGATCGAAGCTGTTATGAATAAATGCTTCCCTCTTAAACCGTTTAATGCAGAATCATCATTTGAATCATATGAAACTCTGACTAAGAAATTTTCAAAGTTCATATCGACTTCATCTGCATCTTCTGAAAAGCGTCAAGCTACTGCTGAAGATGCTCCAGACGATGATATCACTCCAGATGCTACTGAAGTAGTTTCGTCAGAAGATTCGGATGATATTTTCAACAAGATCAAAGATGAAGACTAATAGTTTCAGACTCTATTATAACAGGAGAGGCTTTAAGACCTCTCCTGTTAGTAAAGGAAATAAAATGAAAGATTTAGTTGTTGGGAAAGTGGAATGCTTATCTAATAGTCTTGGAGATAAACCAAGATCGTATATTAGAAAACAAGATGATTTTTTAGAATGGATAGAAGGTTATAAAAAGAATCTCCAAGAAAAATTAGAAAAAGCAATCAAAGATAATAAAAGTAATCTTGCGTTGCTACTAACAGGAAAAATAGTTACTTGTAATGACATAGAACTTGCATATCTTAAATTGAAATAATTATGATTAAATATATTCAATATGATATTTTTAAGGGTGGGGATGATGTCATTGTTCATGGTTGTAACTGTCTATGTAATTTTGGCGCAGGGATAGCTCTTCAAGTTTTTAAAATATATCCAGAAGCTTATTATGTTGACAAGAAAACAAAATATAAAGATGCTAGTAAGCTCGGAACATTTACATCTTGGACAGGACATAATATTTATGATTATTCAAGAGATATTACAATAGTTAATGCGTATACACAATTTTATCCTAATATAGCATCCAAACCATTTGATTATAACGCATTTGAGACTGTACTTCCAAAAATTAAAGATTCTTTTCATAATAAAACAATTGCATTTCCTAAAATCGGATGTGGTCTCGCAGGTGGTGATTGGAATATTGTTTCTAAAATGATTGAAGATTGTTTTAAAGAAAAAGAAATAAAAGTCTACTTATGGAAATAAATATCTTTGCAATGGATAATGTTATTCGCTCCGTTCTATCAGCAAAGTTTGAACGCTATAGGATGCTCGGAGATAAATATAATTTTCGTTGTAATGTCTGTGGGGATTCCAAAAAGAACAAGACAAAGAAGCGTGGATACATTTTAAAGAATCGTAACCCTTGGGTATTTTACTGTCAGAATTGTCAAGCTTCTATGTCTGTTACTAGATGGTTAAAATCTTATTTCCCCGAATACTGGAAAGAATATCTCACGTTAAGTTGCCGATCAAATACAACAGAAAAACCACAACATCCTGCCATGCCAGAAGTTATTTATAATGA